GACTACTTGCAAAAAATCCAGAAGTATATGTAGATATTGCCAAATCCGGTCAAGCTGCAATTAAACACTTTGATGATATTGCAAAAATTGGAGGAAAGTGGTCACAATCTATTAGAGCAGCTAGAGTATTTAGAAATAAACTTATTATATTAAAAAACTTAATCGGCGCACCTATGCGTTGCCCGATTGCAGATCTTGGTCAAGGTAATGTTGGAGGTCTTGAAGCTTTACTTATGAAGTTTTCACCAGGGGCTCTTCCAAAAAATGAATCTTACAAATTTATTTTATCTAGACCAAAGTTTTTAATGGAACAAGACGCAGCTGAACCTATTGACGCTAAAGAAAATTCAGTATCTTCTGAATTAGACCAACAGCTTAATGACCTAAAGGCTAAACCTACTGGAAAAAGAAATGCGGTGCTTGGACCTTTAAGCTATGTTGATGTATGTAAAAGTCACATTAATAAAATAGCAGATGATCTTGCATTAACTGCATCATTTCCACCTTCAGATAGCGCATTGGCTAAAGCTGGACCAAGGGAAACATTTGCAGCAGCTGGTGCTTCTAGCGAAGCTTCGATCAGAAATCAAGAAGAAGTAGACGGTACTTTAGCTGCAGTTGGAATTTCTCCAGTTATTTCATCTGCTGGTATGTTGGTAAAATTACCGGCTGATGCAACTCCAATTGAAGTTGCAGAGGCTAGAATAGAAGAAGATATTACCTATGGAGGTTTATGGTATCTACTTGGTGCAATTACAGTAAATGATGTTTCATATGCAGATGTAAAGAGCGATGTTAAAAAATCTTTATCTAGCTATGAAACTAATTATAAACGTACGGTTGGTAATACTATAACAACTGGTGCAATTAGTTTTTATCCATCTCCATACGAAGCAGATCGAATTAAACGCGAACTTGCTAAATTGGATAAAAATCCAACCTATACTCCAGATTTCTTTGGTATGGGAGTTACTAAGGAAGATTTATTGAAAATGATGTACTAATATTATATGAAAAAACTTTATAAACTATCAAATCTGTTTGAGAAATTTGACTTTTCTAAAACTAAGATTAAAATAACTGGTTCGCAATCTTCACCAACTGACGAAATTTTAGTTAAATGGACATATCAATACAGTTGGCCACAAGATAATCAGCTTTTAGGTAATGTTGAAAATTTTGCAAATGCAATAAAGTCACTAGAACATAAAACCACAGATTCTCTACTAGATACGCTTGATGAGAGTGGAAAAGATACAGTACTTGGAATATTCCAAAAACCCGGTAATACTCAAAACAATAGAATGTTTGGTAAAGATTTAGCTGAAACCTCAGGTAGTATTTTTCTATTTAAACCTGGAAAGATTGATATAGCACTTATCCCAAAAGATAAGCACTTACCAAAGATCGAAGATCATTTTGCTTTTGCAATGTCATCAGAAGATGCATCACAGTATTATGCAAAATCTACACCATCTACACAAACTACAAGCTCAACTGCTGGATCGAATCAATCTGCTGCAATAACTGCTTCATATTTCTTGGATATAGATGGAACGGCATCTGATTGGTATCGCCAGTTTGTTCACCAGGTTTATATTAAACCTATACTACAATCAATTGGTGGACAAACTCAATTGGTTAATCAAACTGGAAAAATTTCTCCAATTTTTTGGAGCTTTATGGTAAGTTTGCCACCTGCAGATTTTTCGCTTGGTGTTCCAGGTAATCCAACTCAATATACAACTGATTTGAGCTCAATGATTGCTAAGCTTATTAGCATGGCTGGAAAGTATGATAGTAATTATGCAGCGCCCAATACGTCAGAACTTTCTAGTGGATTATTTAAAACTATGGTTGAAGCGTGGATTATTATTTGTCTAAATGCCAAACGTATAGTTCAATCTAATATTGAAAATGAAGTTGTTCCAACTTTAGTTGAAAAGCCGTTAAAGGTAGCATTAGCTGAAGCTGGTGGAACAGTTGCTCCTGTAGTTAATCCAGTTAATCAAACTACAACCTCTGATACATCAATTAAAAATGAAGCAGATCTATTAAAAATTGCATCTGGTGTTATAGCTAGATTTCCAGCAGATTTCCCAAATCCCGGTAATAAATTTGATTTAGCTACAGATTCTGGCGTTAGAGATATGTTAAAATCTATTATGGGTGGCAACGTCTATCAAAATTGTCTTGATGCTATTTCCAAAAAAGGTCCATTTGAACATGGAAAATCCTACAATTCACAAGGATTTAAGGATATTTGTTCATACCTATTTGGTATAAAAAATGGTGGAAGTTTTAATGATGCAGTTAAAACTGAAATTGAACAATCTCTACAAAAAGCAACAATTTAATAAATATTAAAAATATCAAAAACAATGCGAGTTATTAAAACATTTAAGGATTTTATTAATGAACAAGATGGTTCAGGCGGACGTGGTGTTAATGCAACAAAGACCCCTCCTGCTACTAATACTAATCCTAAGCTTACTACAATTAAAGAAGACCCTACAACGGAAACTCCACCGCCTGCTGTTGCTACGACTGCGCTAGATCAAGCAATCATGGATAAACTTCTAAAGATGCCTAACACTAGGCTAGCTAGTGTATACAATGCTACTGAAGAAAAACCTGAAAAGGAAAATGGCGTAAGCATTGATATTTTATCAGCAGGTCGCTCATATAATTTTAGATCAAAACCTCTAACGGTAGTCGTTTATATTAATGATGGAAGCGGAAAGGTCGCCTATTCTGGAACTTATTCAATAACTGATAAAGAGATTACGACAAAAAGTACAGATGGTAAAATATCTGAAGTTATTGATATTGCATCTGGAAAATTTGCAATCGATCCGACTACTAAACAGCCAAAATCAAACTTGCCATCGAGTACAAGTGCGGCCGATAAGGAAAAAAGTGTTGCTCAAACAGTTTCGGCTGCAATTAGAGCAAATGCTAACTATTGGTCAAACTCAAATGAAGATGTTGTGCATAATGCAACCGAAGCTGCAATATACTGGATTATTCAGAATAATCTAAATGCAGACGCTGCAAAAAAATTCTTAGTCGCAGCATTTGGTAAAGATGACTATTGGGATATGTTTACACAAGATGCAGCTAGTACATACGCGGAAATGGATGCATGGACTTGGGGAGATTTTGGATATGCTCCATTCATTGGTGGAAAACCTGCCGGTCGAGTAATGGATAGAATCTTGAATTGGAATCCAGATTGGGCGTCGGAAGGTGATGAGGACACACAATATTTAAAAAGCAAAGTCCCTTCTGCAAATTCATTGGTTTCATATGAACCAGTTGGAGATGATGCTAAAAAATGGGCAGAAACAATTTGGTCAATAATTGATGATAGTTGGGTTTCTGCTGATGAAGAAGTTAATGCAATTATGGCAGTTATGGTATTAACTCCAAAGGGATTATTAAATGTTGAAACTGCTTGGAAAGACTTACAAACGCTTGGTATTATTGATACAAAGCTTGGAGTAGATGCTGCGATTGCAGATGAAGTAGATTCCCCAGAAGCAGGAAAAATTGTACAATTATTTAGCGCTGCACTAAGAGGAACTATTTCAGATGGCGCTAAGAAAATGTTAGAATTATCATAATATGCTAATAATCGATATACGAAATTCAGAGTCTTTAGAAAGAGCTCTTAAACAATTAAAAAGAAAGGTTGCTGATACTAAGCAATTGCAACTTTTAAGAGATCGTAAAGAATTTGAAAAGCCTAGCGTGAAGCGTCGTAGCGAAATTAATAAAGCAAAGTATATTCAAAAAAAGAAAGATGAATTAAACAAATGATTTTTACATTCACAGATTATTTAGCAGAAAGCGAAAAGCAGCTTGAAATTAGAGCGGCCGGCCTAGCTATTATCTGGGAAGGAAAACTTTTATTAATTCATCCATCGAACGCAAGTTGGAAGAATCAACCGTTTGGAATTCCCAAAGGCGGAATTGAACCAGGCGAAGATCTTCTAACTTGTGCAATTCGTGAAACTAGAGAAGAGACCGGGGTTACGGTAAATCCAGAACTAATTGATAAAAATGAGAAATATTTTGTATTTTACCGTCGCGGTATTCCTCACTCTCGCTGCGCTTATTTTGAGGTATACATTGAGAGTCTTGAACAAATTGGCCTTGCTTCGCCGAAAGTACCTAAAGAACAACTACAAGCCGAAGAGGTAGATTGGGCTGGATTTATTCCAATTCAAGAAGCTATTGATAAATTATCCCGTTCTCAACAGATAATTGCTCAGCGTTTGATTGAAACTATCGAATAGAGTTTGGTATAATATCTTAACAAAAACAAAGATATTTATGTCAAACGAAACTGTAACTCAAGACGAGCAAATTTTAGAACAAGTTGATCAAATTACTGATGCAACTCCAGAGGTAGAAGAGCCTCAACAAGAATTATCTGAAATCGAAAAACTTAAAGCACAAAGACGTGGTCATTTTGATGTTCCATCAATGACTCAAGACGATCTTAAGTGGTTGAGAAATTTCCTAAAAAATAGTGTTGAATTTACTGGACCTAACGAAGCTTTCGTTATTCTACAAAATCACAACATGTTATTGGGAGAAATTGAAAACCATAAAGGCGAAGGTAAAAACTCTGAGGTTAGCCCAGTTAGATTGCCAGCTGCATGTATTGAATCTTGTTTGTATTTCCTAAACCGTGCAAAATTCACAGGTTTACACAATGCACAAGCACTATTCAAAGTTTCTTTTCAATTAAATAGCGCATATGCTAAAGTTCATGAGTTAGACAAAGCAATTAAGACTTTGGAAACTCCAGCTGAGAATGCGGTACCGCAAACCGAAGAAACTCCCGCCTAATTTACTGGCGTCTTTTATATGTCAAAGGAGACCTTTTTGGTCTCCTTTTTTGTATAATAAGTATATGAATAATCTTAAATCAATCCAGGACTTTATCGAGGCAATGAACATAACTTCATCGACCAACGATAAAAAAGCAGTCCTTCTGCAATTTAGCAGCCCATATCTTAAAAAGATTTTGGAGTATACCTATTCTCCATTTAAACAGTATTATGTTACGCCAGCTAATCTAAAAAAGCATTCAGAGTTATCAACTCCAAGCTATACTGATATATTCTCTCTTCTAGATGACCTGAATGACAGGCGTATCACTGGCAACACTGCAATTGCCTATGTGAATGGATTTATAGCAGAAAATTTGGAGTTCTCAGAAGTGATCTATAGTATCTTAGATCGCAACTTAAAAACTCGTGCAACTACTACTCTAATTAATTCAGTATTGCCTGGAACTATTCCAACCTTTGATGTTGCTCTAGCTTTACCATATGATGATAAGACAAAAAAGAAGGTCAAATTAGAAGATCATTGGTATATGAGTCGTAAATTAGATGGAGTTCGTTGTATTACTATAATTGATGATAAGGGAGATGTTAAATTCTTTTCAAGAGGTGGTAATGAATTCTTAACTCTAGATACACTAAAAGCCGACATTAAGAGACTAAACCTAATTGATACGGTTCTTGATGGTGAAGTTTGTATGATGAATGACTCTGGTCAAGAAGATTTTCAGGGAATTATCAAAGAGATTGGTAGAAAAAATCATACAATTAAAAATCCAAAATATTTAGTATTTGACTGCCTAACTCTAGAAGAATTTAATAGTCAAACTTCATCAACTGATCGAAAATTTAGGGACCGTATTACAATAGCTGCTCTATTATTTAGTGGAATTGACTTAATCAATACGACTATCTTAAAGCAAACCTTAATTGAATCTGAAGAGCAACTTCAAACTGAAATTACTAATTCAACTGCTCAAGGTTGGGAAGGACTAATGCTAAGAAAAGATACTCCATATATTGGAAAACGTAGCGATGAGATTCTTAAAGTTAAAAAATTCTATGATGCTGAATACATTGTAGAGGGAGTTGAAAATTCAACGCACAGAGTTATTGAAGATGGCCGCGAAGTTGAAGAAGAAATGTTAGGTAACGTTTTTATTACACATAAAGGAAATCAAGTTAGAGTTGGATCAGGCTTTTCAATAGAACAACGTCGTCAATTTTATAAAAACCCTGATCAAATTGTAGGTAAAACAATTACAGTTCAATATTTTGAAGAAACTACAGATCAGCATGGTCAAAATTCTTTAAGATTTCCAGTTATTAAAGCAATTTACGAAAAAACAAGAACAATATAATGCCAAGAATTATTTTAGTAGGACCTGGCGCATCAGGTAAAGATTTTATGCGCAAACGCCTTGAAGAAAGAGGCATGACTTACGCAGTAAGTTATACAACAAGACCTCCTAGACCTGGAGAAGTCGATGGAAAAGATTATTTCTTTTTAAGTCAAGATCAGTGTAAAGCAATGAAAGATGAAGATGAGTTTTACGAGGTAATTGATTTTAATGGATGGACATATGGAACAACCCTAAAACAATTCTATAGAGATGATGTTTTTATTATGACACCAAGTGGTCTATCTCACCTTTCACCAGAAGATCGTGCAAAATCCTTTGTAATATTTTTTGATATTGATGAAGAGATTCGTCGAGAAAGACTTGGAGAAAGAGTAATGCCAGGTCATACAGTTGATGCTAGACTAGAAGCAGATAGAGAGCTCTTTGCTGGATTTAATAATTATGATTTAAAAATAACAAACCCAAACTTTTAATATGTCAACATTTAGTGGAACCTTAATTAAGGTAGACGAAACCCAATTTGTATCAGCAAAATTTAAGAAAAGAGAATTTGTAGTTGGAACTAATGATAAGTACCCACAGTACGTAACGTTTGTTGCAATTCAAGAAAAATGTGAAATGTTAGATTTTGCAAACACTGGAGATCAAATTCAAGTTGGTTATAAATTAGCTGGTCGTAAATGGGAAAGTCCAAACGGTCAAATCAAATACTTCAATACGATTGAAGCAACTCAAATTCATGTTACAAAATCAAATGGTATTTTGGATGAACAGGACATGACTGATGATGAAATTATGAACGATCTGTTCGGTGATGCTCCAAGTACACCTAAAAAGTCCGCCCCAATTGCAGACGATGACTTACCATGGGACATATTAGATTAGTATATTATAATAAAATTTAAGAAATGAAATACGTATCAATTGATTTAGAAACCACTGGACTGGATCCACAAACATGTCAGATCCTACAGATTGGTGCAGTAATTGAGGACACAAATGATGTTAAGCCAATTTCCGAATTGCCTAAATTTAATTGTGTAATTGAACATCCTCAATATACAGGTTCGGCCTTTGCTATTAATATGAATATGAATCTTATTAAGATTATTGCCGATATGGATAAGATTCGAAAAGAAGATCGCGGAGATTATCGTAAGAAACATAATATTTTAACTCCACAAATGGTTGCAACTGCATTTGCGAATTGGTTGCAGTTTCATGGTTGTGAAGTCGATGGAGACCGAGTTGTTATTAATGCAGCAGGTAAAAACTTCGCATCATTCGATAAAGTTTGGTTGGAAACCCTAATTCCAACTTGGAATACTAAAATCAAGATTCGTAATCGTATTATTGATCCAGCTGTATTAGTTACCGATTGGAAAAATGATGAGTCTTTACCTGGTCTTGGAAAATGTAAAGAGCGAATTGGCCTTGAAAATCATGTAACTCATGATGGAGTAGATGACGCAATTGATGTAATTGAAGTTATTCGTAAAGCTACAAATAATTATCAGAATGCGAGTAATTGATTATAAAGCTGCTCTAGAAAGCATGTATATTGATATGATAGAAGAAATGTATAAACACCTTCTATCTAATAATTTTACTTGGCCAGATGATATTCCATTTGATGAAAAGGAAAAGGCTGATCTTATAGTAGAAATGATAAACTACTTTGAGGGTCAAGAAGAATTTGAAAAGTGTGAAGAGCTCACAAAAATGAAGAATCTTTAGTATATTAGTTATATGATAAATGAAACAACTCGCCTTGGATATTGCTGCATTAACCTATCACTAGATAGAAAAGTTACTGCAAATCGTGGAATGATTAAAAAAACCTTTCAGCAAAAGGGTGTGCAATATTGTGGCGAGTTGGCCCATCAAAATATCAAGGATATTCTAACTATCTTAGAATGGAACTTAGCAAATGACATATATGTTTATCGTATGTCAAGCGACGTTTTTCCATGGATGTCAGAATACAAAATTCAAGAACTTCCAAATTTCAAGGAAATTTTACCAGATATGCAAGCAATCGGTGCTTTTGTACTAGCTAATAATATCAGGTTATCGATGCACCCTGGTCAATTCGACGTTTTACCTTCGCCAAATCCAAGCGTTGTTACAAAAACTGTCAAAGATTTAAATCAGCATGCAGAAATTATGGATCTTATGGGTTTACCAATTACTCATCAATTTCCAATCAATATCCATGTAGGTGGAACCTATGGTGACAAGGAAGCAGCGGCCGACCGCTTTTGCCAAAATTTTAGTCTACTTAGCAGCTCTGCGCAAAGCCGCCTTGTTGTCGAAAATGATGATAAGGCTACTCAATATTCAGTTCAAGATCTATTTGACTTAGTTACTGCTCGTATTGGAACTCCAATTACATTTGATTTCCATCATCATCGATTTAATACAAGTGGACTAACCGAAGAAGCTGCACTAAAACTTGCTGCATCTACTTGGTCTTGTACTCCACTAACTCACTATTCTAGTTCAAAGAAAACATTTGAAGATTCGTCAGTTATTGCTAGATCCCATGCTGATTATATCTATGAAAAAATTAATCCATATGGATTGACTCTAGATATTGAGGTTGAGGCAAAAGCCAAAGACTTGGCTGTTCTAAAGTATCGTGAGCAGTATAATACTCTATTAGAAAATTATATTCAACTTGAACATGAGCGATTGCAAGAACTGTAAATCTAAAGAAGTTAGGACCCAAATTAAGGGAATCTTTGACGAGCTATTTGTTGGAGATGATATTCGTAATGAACGACTTTCTATTTGTTATGAGTGTGATAAATTTCTTGGAGCCAGTGGACAGTGCGGAGAATGCGGCTGCTATATTTTTGCAAAGACTGCAACTAAAGGGGAGTCTTGTCCATTAGAAGAACCTAAGTGGTAATAAATAATTAAGATTTTTACAAATCCTCAGTTTATTCAATTAATCCTTTTCTCTACTGAGAAAATACCTAACACCATGGAAAGTGACAGTATTCGCCAAATTAAAACACAATCGGAAGAGGCTAACGGGGACATGGATCCTGATCCTGGCGACATTCTTCAACCCTCTTGGATTCGATGCCCTCTTTGCTCTAGTAATGAAATGGACAGGTTCTTATTGGATTACGGACGCTATTTTCTATTGCCTATCGGCATTCTTTTTTGGACTTTATTTTTTATTTTTTAGAGAAAAACCTAAGAGTTCTTAGTATATTATCTCTATAAACTTATCGCTATGAATGTAGAATTAACTTCTGTAACGTCATCAACAATTGATGCATTTGGCTACGACCCTGCCCTAAACGAACTATATGTTCAATTTAAAAGCGGTTCAACCTATACCTATGTTGGAGTTTCAGAATCAGTTTACGCTGAATTGTGTGAAGCTGAGTCCTTTGGTAAATTTTTAAATGCCAATATTAAAGGCACATACGATTACCTTAAATCATAAGCATGGGATTTAACAAATATTTTATTCCAGATCCAAAAGATTTTATTGAGCGACTTGAAAAATTTACAGGCCCTCGTGAATTTGTAGCAATTAAAAAAATTGATGCAGTAATGGGCGATAGTCTTTCAGTCGATATGCTTGATAAAATGTATGAAATGGTCAGAGCTGGTCATACAAACGAAGAAGTTTTGGTAGAACTTAAATCAATGTTAAAGTAGAATAACCTATAAATTAAAAGCTATGTATTATTTAGTAAGAATCAAATTTGAGACCGAAACCGAAAGTGGTAAACGTAAATTCATTAAAGAATTGTATGTTGTAAGTGCTAACTCTGTATCTGATGCAGAAGCAAAAATCCGAGCTAGATTTGGAGATGGAATTTCAGCAATGACTGTTGAATCAGTTCAAGAATCCAAAATCCTTGGAATTATCGAATAATCTTGCATGCCATGTAAAAAAGAAAGGGACAACTGAAAAGCTGTCCCTTTTTTAATTTAGTAAGGTTTGAATTATTTCATAATATAGAGATATCCTAAACTACCAACTAGAACTCCACCAATAATTTTAGTGAATGTTAATTTAGTTTTAAGTTTCTTATTTTGCTTTTGAAGATCTTTAACCCATAAACCTTGAGTTTCAAACTTCAATTGCTCATTTTTAATACGCTCTTCATACATAACACCTTTTTGAACATGTCCTGAAATGATACTATCCTTTAATACTATTTTTTGATTAAGTAAAACAAGTTGTTCATTTGCAAGTTTAAGTTCTGCCTTTGCGCTATCACCACCAATTAAATCCTTAACAATCTGTTTTGCAACAGGAGCTGGAATTTTAACTGTATCTTGTGGAGCAGTTTGAGCAAATGCAAAAACTGGAAATAACGCAAGTATAAAAATTAGCTTCTTCATATTAATAATTGTATCTAGCTTTAAAAAATGAATCTACTTGAGTTGGAGTATAACCAGAAGCAGCTGCACTTTGTTCATGATAAAATTCACGAATAATTGTAGTCTTTTCTTTAATATGGTCAACTTGAAAATCAATTGCCTTTACTTCAGTTTCATAAACCTGAATAGAACTATCAATTTTAAGTTGTTTTGCTTCTAACTCTTTATTTGCAACAGTTAACGAATCAATTATTGCTTTATACTCTACTGGCATTTGAGGCTTTGGAGTAAAAACATAAATTAATCCATAAAGAACAAATAGTCCACCTATTACATATAGAATATAGCGCCACTTGCTTTTATTTGCTTTTGCAAATTCAACTATTTTAGTACCCTCTTCTTTAAGCTTTGCTTTTTGTTGAGATTTCATAGGAAAAATTTAATTATGCTTCTGGAGCTTCTTCAGCAGCAGGTTCGTCAGCTGGTGCATCTTCGTCTTCAGCTGGAGCCTCTTCTTTTTCTTCAGTGCTTAATTGGAACATATCCTTGATTTTGTTAAGGATTTCTTCTTTCTTAGCTTCTTTTTCTTCACCATCTTCCATTTCTTTCCACTCTTTAAATTCGCTAGAGTAAAATGAATCGAAATCATCAGATGAAAGTTCATTGAACATTACATCAAGGTGTTCTTTTTTGAAAGCTTCTAATGCTTCATCTTCAGATGGAGCCTCATCTTCTTTAGGCATATCGTCTTCAACTGGAGCATCAGCAGCCGCAGCATCTTCTTCTTCAGTCAAGCCAAATTTGTTTAAAAACTCTGCTGAGTTTACGTTTTCGTCAACCTTAGTAACGAAATCTTTGAAATTGTAAATCATTTTAAATAGATCTATTTTGTAGTTATTTATTTGCGCGGATTGGGTATAATATCAAAAAAGAAAGATATGCCAGAAGGACCAGAGTGCAGACGAGTATATGAAGGTTTGCGGAATTATTGCATAAATAAGAAATTAACTAATGTTGAAATACTTGGAGGGCGCTTCCTAAAGACTCCACCAAGTGGCCTGGAGGCCCTAGAACTGCCCCTGGAGGTAGTTGGAGGCGGAGTTAAAGGCAAATTCATCTGGTTAGAATTAGAGGCAGGCATGTCAATCTGGATTACCCTGGGTATGAGCGGGTTTTGGTCAATATATCAAAAACCACATGCTCATATTAAATTAGTATTTGATGATGGATTAGAGCTATTTTTCATTGATCAGAGGAGATTTGGAACACTTAAATTTGCAACTAAAGTTGAATTGGATGCAAAATTAAAAACCTTAGGAGTTGACGCATTAAATGACCAAACAGCAACTGTATTTAATACGTTAAGATCATTTGAAAGGGTTCCAAATAAAACTATTGTAGAGGCACTAATGGATCAGCGATTATTTGCTGGAATTGGAAACTATATCAAATGTGAAATGCTATACCGAACAAAGATTTCTCCGCACAGATTAGTTAAGGATCTTACAGATAATGAAATTCAATCACTATGGGACTATTCTAAATTAATAAGCAGGTCATCTTATCTACAAGGTGGAGCAAGTATTAGAAATTATCAACAAGTAACTGGAGAAACTGGTGATTTTGTTTTTGAATTTGAGGTATACGGAAAGAAGGAAGACCCTCATGGAAATACTGTAATTAGAGAAAAAACCGCAGATGGCAGAACTACACATTGGGTTCCAAGTCTACAACAATAAATATTATATGCAGCACATTAAACCATACACACTATTTACTGAGAGTGTTCAGCCTATGCGAATTTTTTGCGATATGGATGGAGTACTTTCGGATTGGGATTCACAGTTTGAAAGAGAGGCGGGAATGCCTATTGAACAATTCCAAAAGGAAAATTCAAAAAACGCAAGTTGGAAACTTGTTGGAAAAGCTGGTGAGGCATTTTGGGCAAATATGGAATGGATGCCAGATGGAATTGATCTTTGGAGTTTTATCCAAAAATACAGTCCTACTATTTTATCATCACCATCTCTTGATCCAAAGTCAATTACAGGTAAAGCTAAATGGCTAAAGAAAAATTTAAATTGGGACTTTCCCTATATTACAAAAAGGGAAGATTGGACTGGTAAAGAAAGAACAATTTTTTATGGTAATAAATTTGAATTTGCAACTGGGCCTGGTGATATCTTAATTGATGATACTCCAAAAAAATTGGATGCCTGGGTTGCAGCTGGAGGGACTGGTATTTTACACACTAGTGCCAAGGAAACAATTGCAGAGCTAAAGAAACTAGGTTTCGATAAATAACTAAAATCATCAATTTATTGTGAGAATTATTGAATCTTTTCAGGGATTTTTAAAAATACAGGAAATGGGAGGTTGGGCAACCACTAAAACTCAGGGGACTAAAATTACACCGGCCGTATTGGAAGAGTCAGTGTCAGTCTTAGAAAATATTTTTTCTAAATTTAATCAATATGCAGAGTCTTTAGAAATGGCTCCATTAAAAGTTCTTGGTCCAGGCGGATCTGGCGTTTATTATAAACAGGACCTTGCTGAAAATCCAGAAAAAGCATATGGTGATGTTGATATTTTAGTTGAATATCCACTAACTGAGCCTCAATCCAGAAGAGTTGAAATTGATACTATGAAAGAGTACAATCAGCTTATGTTAAAATGGATTCAAGAAAATCCACAGCCTGAAATTGATGCAGAAGAGAGCGATGCAATTTCTGACGGTAGTCTTAAATTAGTAATTAATTTAAAAGATGGACCTGTTCAAGTTGATATTATTCCAACCTTTACTTATTCAGCGCAATGGGCAAAAGCTCGATATACTCCAATTAGAGGACTAAAAGGTTTTGTTGTAGGATTTCTATATCAATCATTTGGCAATGCACTAGATGTATCAGTTACTGATCGTGGAGTAGTTGCTAAAATTAAAAATGGAGAATTAGTTGGACCTAATATGCGCAAAGACGTTGAGGAAAAAATTATTACAAGAGATTTTTCTAAATTTATCCTGCATCTTGCCGAATTCGTTGATGAATTTGCTGGAACAAAACGAGAAATTGTTATTGATGAATATTTAAATGAGCATCCTGGAATAGATGTTTCTGAACTTTCATTGGAACAAATTTGTAATGGGATCTTAGGGTTTGCCAGAACTCTTGAAAAAACTGGTACATACGATTTACCAAATTTTAAGTATAATAGTTCAAAGGAATTTTTAGAAGAAGTGGTTAAGATTTATGCACAAAAATTACATAAACACAGAACTTCATCTAAATACGATAAAGCCTTAACTGATTTAGCTAACCAACAGAAAGATAAAGTAATGCATGATGCTGAAACTGCATTCGAGTATGTTAGTAATAAACTATTAGATGGAACAAATATTTAGTGCAGAAAACACATTTGACAGAGCCACCACTTGGTTCATTAGCGATTTACACATAGGACACGGAAATGTCTTACGTTTTGAAGAAGGCTTACACAATTTTACAGATATTAAAGAGCACGATCATGCGATTGCCAAAAATTGGCATGAGACCGTTGGAGAAAACGATCATGTTTTTTTCTTAGGGGATCTTGCAATGGAGCGAACTAAATTTAAGCACATTCGTGAAAACTTAGGAAAATTTGGAAAACTTCCTGGAAAAGTTCACTGGATTATTGGTAACCACGATCTTCACATTGATCAAACGTGGCTCCATAATTTAAGCGAGGTAATGGATATTGTAGAATTTACAAACTACAAAGAAATTATGGTTGCTGATGATAGTGAATGGGGTCTTAAGCGCTTTGTATTATTCCACTATCCACTTTATGAGTGGAATGGCAAATATCGCGGAGCTTACCACTTATATGGACATTCACATGCTCACGTTCACCCTTTAGCGGGAACTATGTCAGCTTGTGCGTGTATAACAGGTTATAAACCAGTCAATGCCGATTGGATGATTGACAAGATAGAAGAATTAAAATGCAAACTAGAGACACAATCAAGCGAGTAACGCTTAACAATAAACGATATTATCAAGTAAATTCTGAAGAGCATGGTCATTTAGGACCATTTCCAAGTGTAACTACCGTTTTGGGATCAACCGCCGATACCACTGGTATTGATAAATGGAAAGAAAGGGTTGGCGAAGCAGAGGCTAATCGTATTAGTCAAAATGCTCTAGATAGAGGTAATATTATGCACAGACTTTGTGAAATTTATCTTAATCTTCCAGGATCAATGACTACTCAAAATAGATTGGAAGAAACTCTAGCCCTTACACGATTAGACGAAGAAATCGATAAGCAAGATAATCGTGCCAAAATTGTTGGCGGCATGATGTTTTATAATTATATTAGATCAGGTTCGTTTGACCGAATTAAGCGAACTGTAATGCAAGAAGAGTTTTTGTGGACTCATCGTAATGGTGGTTATGCTGGAACAGTGGATAATGTTTCTGAATTAGTTGATGGAACCTATGCAGTAATTGATTTTAAAACTGCACGCAAACCTAAAAAGGAAGAGTGGATTGAGGACTACAAACACCAAGTTGCAGCATATGCAGTTGCAGTTTGGGATCGACATAAAATTAAGATTTCACAAGCTCAAATTTGGATCTCTAATGAACAAACAATGGATCCTCAATATTTCGAAATGAATACTGAGGATCTTAAATTGTATTATAATAAATTCTTAGAGAGACTTGAGAAATTCTACGAAATGTTCCCTATTAATTAATAAGCAACAATTTTTCTTAGTGCTGCAACCTTAATTGCAATCTTACGAGCACGGCCACTAGTGTTGTCATAAACTCTTAAGTAGATATACTCTTCATTTCTTGTAGTATTAAATACAAAATAGTCAACTGGCGCAACTAATCCATAATAAGTATTGTGTGATGCAATATAGAGCATTTCATTTGGAGTAGTTGCTCTTTTACTATCAAATCTTTCTAATCGGTATCTAGTAAGACCTAAACCTTCAATAGGTTCATCTATTTTAAATCCATTCATTGAATTAAAATATGCATCCCTAGCTGGTAAAAATACTGGTGTAGATTTTCTTCTATTAAATCTTTCTACTTGATCTGGTGAAAGTGCAATATCTGTAATTTGACCGCGTTTAAAGATTTTAGTAATATAGGTTCCTCCTGGAACACGAGATTCCAATGCATCTTTATATTCAGCATCCCTAAATGCTTCATAGCTTGGGCCAAATCTTTCTTCATTTTGTGCACGTTGAGCTTGGCGTTCAGCTTCTAATCTTTCACGTTCTTCTCTTTCAGTACGCTCTCTTTCCTCGCGCTCAGCTCTCATTCTCGCTGCAACGTCTGGATCAATTAGACTCATAATAAAATCTTTAACTACTCGCCAATCGGTTGAACTATATCTGCTTCTAATTACAGTAGAATCATCTTCGATTCCTGGGATTTGGACAGGATCAACTTTAACAAATTGAGCTTTAATTGCCTCAGGGGTATTATTACAATTTCTGGTGTCAAACGAAGTAAGTTGATTTATGTCGCTGCCTCTTTCCACCCAATCAATATAATTTGGAACAGAAATTGCAATCGCGTGATCACGATAAACTCCGGCTAATACTCTAACTGGAATTGAAGTATCTCTACTGTTTGCATATTGTCTAACATAAACAAGATCTCCAATTTCTGGTTGATCATCCCAAATAATTCCTCTTTCAACGCCATACGCTCTTGCACGTTCAGCAGCTTCTCGGTTTTCTCTTTCTCTTCGTTCTCTTTCCAATCTTTCTCTTTCAGCTGGGTCAAATCTAGCCATTACATCAGCTGGTAAAATTGCTTTAAGCTCATCATCAATTCCAAAATTTCTTGGAGTTACGCTGCTATAGCTAATATTGTTATCTAGGAAATTTGTTGCAAATCTAATTTTCTGATCATCAGAAATTGTTTTAATCATTGCAAATACACAGTCTGGTCCAAGAATTGCGTGTACATCATCATCGCTAAGAGATCCATCAGCATTCAATTTTGGAGAAATTAGAGAAGCCCATGCATTATCTTTTTCTAGAGTTCCTGCTGTATTTGATTTTAACCATTTCTTTTGTTCAAGTAAGGCTCTATACAATTTATAACCAAGACGAGCACCTCTAAGCGCGCTTGGAATACCTCCACCTGGAAAGTGTGAACGACCGCTTGAGTCTACTTCCATATGAATACAATCGCTTTGATTATTGGCATCTGCCCATTTACCAAAATTGTTATTCATAAAATTACTAATAAAAGAATCTGATCCACCTGCTTGCTGAACCTTGTCTTTTGCCTCTTTGTAAAATGCTAAAATCTCTTCTGGCAAAATTGGATAATAAGAACTTCCTCTAGTAGACCAAGTAATTTGTCTCCAATTTAAATTAACCAAAGCCTCTTGGAATTGTTTAACTAATGGAGAAAGGCTTCTAGCCAGTGCTTGACGATCCTTAGCTCTCTTTAGATAAGTATCTGGAAATTGTTCTGGCTGTAGAGCCATTTCTTCAATCTGATTAGACTCTAATACTAGGTCCAGGAATGATTTGTGCATAAGTTATTAAATATTTCTATAGATATTTATTTGGGTTCAAACCCGTTTTCTAGAGTATAAAAAATAAAATTTTGATTGTCGTGCTACACAAAAGTATTTTAATAAAGCAAGATGGATTCTATCTAGTAGATTGGGATCTTGAAACAAACCAGCCAACCACTCAAACCATGATTGCTGGAAGACTCTCCACATTTTTTAGATATTTTGCTGAATTCGATGAAAATATTACAATCAAAACCTTTTTGGAAGTACTTGGTGATTTTTCAGATGAAATTAACCTGGTATTTGATGGATATCTTAATGGAGTAGATTTTGATCTTTTTTTACAAGAAACTCAAATTCTACCAGTTAAGTCTCCAGTAATTGATTATGTTGAGCTTGCTTGGAAAGTTAGAATGATTGCTGCGGCAGATATGACAATTTTGGATATTGTTCCAAATATTCTTGGAATTAGCTTAATTCAAGGCAGTGATTCTGATGTAGTTACAGAATTAGATTTCGTTAGACTACGAGATATTTGTCATTTTAGTATATGTGAACAAACTGCACTGGATATACCAGATGATCGAACTTATCAAATTGTGGTTGAGGCCGAACGCAGATGGACCCTATTTGATATTATTTCTGGATTTTTGGGTGAAATTGCAAAATATGGTTCACCAGAAGACAAGCAACACATGATTGATGAATTAAACAAAGAATCTAAACTTTCCTTTTCTGAACTAATGGAATTTGTTGATGAAATGGAACAGTTAAAAGAAGAAATCGATAACGAGAAAACAGGAGACCTCCTGGACGATGACGACGATGACGAATAGTTACTTAATTAGGGTTCCAAATGAGTCCCTGGCAGTCACCAGGGTAGCCCTGGAGCAGCTAGGGGGTCTAATTGAATACGAATACCCAGGTGCCATTTTTACCGATCTTTTGGTATTATTAGATATAGAAAGCCTAGATCAACTGGTCTCGGCCATTTCTGGTATTACAATATTACAAGGATTATGAGAAAAAACAAAATTAAAGTACACTACACACCTAAACAGGTCCTAGCAAAGGACTCTGGTGGTAATTTTAGCAAATCTCCGCTAAAACCAAAGAGGTTACTTGAAAATTTTGAAGCAGAGGGATTAATTGAAAATTTTGAAATAGTTGAAGATTTTACCCCTTATACAAATAAAGATTTCAAGATTGCCCATACCAAAAGATATGTAAATTCATTTTTTAGTGGACAAAAAGGATGCAACTCAAATGGATTAGATTGGTCAACCCAATTTGCAGAGTCTGTTCGTTATACTAATGCATCACTGCACGCTGCAATAAGAGGCTCTATTGTAGAGCCAGATCAAGTTCATTTTAGTCCAACCAGCGGATTTCACCATGCTAGACCAGATGGAGGAAGCGGCTTTTGTACATTTAGCGGTCAGGTTATTGCTGCAATTAAAATCTTGGAAGAGTTTGGATTAAGTGGAGCCTTTTTAGATCTAGACGGGCACTTTGGAAATTCAATTGAAGACTCTAGAGAATTTGTTAAAGATTTAGATAAAGCTGTTCCAAC